GGAAGAGGAGATGTCTGTTATAGATGGTGTGCTACCTTTGTCGAAGAGGGGGTTCAATCTGGACAACATATGTGGCCGACTTATGCATGAGCTCAGGTGTGAGTTTGGGCATACTATGGGTGTGTTTACTAGAAGGTACGCCACCGGTGCTATGGTAGATGAGTCCACTTCCCGTTACTTCAAAGATCCAGTGACGAAGCGCTTAGACCCCGTCGATGTTGAAGAGCTTGCTGACGCTCTGTATTACCTCAATGAACCCGTGCTAGCCAACTCGAGGTTGTTGGACCCTGAGGTTGTTTTCGAGAAGTGGCCTAAGAAATACTCCTCTGGGTTTCCTTTCAGGTTCATGGCTGACGGGATAGAGGTTAGGAACGCTCTTGTTAGTGCTTGCGGTGGTAAAGCGGCGTTTCTGGACGTTATCAGAGGGTCGCTTAAGGATGGGTTTGTCGGCTCTTCGGTTTCTCACGTTTTCCTTAAGGACGAGGTGTTGAGTGTTAAGTGTCAGGCGACCGGCAAGGTTCGCAGTATAATAGCACAGGATGTACTTTCATACTACAGGATGATGGTTCTTGACGGTCATGCCAATAAGCTCTACTCTCCCTTGGAGATGACTTCCTCCGTTGGTATATCCACAGCTCATGGTGAGATGGCGAAGCTGATGTCGCAACACTTGGGCTACAGTAGGCACACGAGTAATGACATCACAGCACTAGACAGCACTATGCTCAAGGATTTCTTCACGGTTGTGAAGAAGGCGAGGTTGAGGGGTTATGAAGGTCACGCTCAGGAGGGCCGTATAAAGAACCTTTATGATGCTTCTTACGATGGCTTGATGAATTCATGGCTTGTTGATGTGCACACCGGTAAGTTCAAGTTCAAGAAGAGAGGTGCAAGTACGGGCCACGCATCTACCACGACGATGAACGGGTTGTATGTTCAGTCTCTTTACCTGTTCGCGTGGAGGAAGCTGACCGGGAGGGAGTACTCTGAATTCTCAACTTATAATAAGTTGTCGAACTTTGCAGATGACAATGTTTTATCCTCTTCGATATTTGACAATGTCTGGAACCCGGAAGCGATAACTAGCCTCCTACTAGACTATGGTGTGCAGGTCCGCGTGGAGGTGGACTCGAGCTCGATAGATGATATAACATTCCTTGCTAAGAGGTTCACGACTTCGCCAGACCTCGTGCAGGAGGTCTATGATTGCACTGGTGTCAGTGTTAGTCTAGCTGTTGTTCATGACAAGGACAAGCTACTTCTGAAGTTTAGTGACTATAAGAAGAAACCTACGTTGGCGTACCAGTGGGAGAAGATGATTGCCCTTCAGCTGAACTGTGCTCACCACAGGGATGTCTATGACATGACTGGTAAGCATCTTGACGATCTTGCTAAGATCCTGAGCTCAACCACGTGGGGCAACCGTGTGATGAAGAGAGTAAAGAGGAGGTCGTACGAAGATGTTATGCAGATTGCATACTGTGAAGGCAAGCATGGTAAGTTGTTCCCGACTACACCACGCGAAAAGTTCTTTTCTGATATAGCTGAGCAAGTTGCCACGATAGGAATCTACTTGGCTGCGCAGGATTACAAGCTTGGGAACGTTAGTAAGATGCTGAAGGCAGCAGACAACCTGTTTAGGATAGTTGGCTTGACCCCTGAAGCGGATATGGTTGTGGTTCCGAACACATCTGTGCCGCATTATGTGTCGGATTTCACATTGGAGCGGCATATATTTGCTTGCGCAGGAGAGCCGACTGAGTTTGAAGTCTTGGCTAGTAGGGCAAGGCAGAGCCCTTTCCAGAGCTATATGAGGCTTACCACATTCTGGCAGATCCGGCACAAGTTTGACTACTCTCTAGAGAGTACTAATGATCTCCGTGCGAGGATCGGGGTGTTAATGGGCTTGTATGTGATGGTTGCTAAGCTCGAAGGGGTGATCCTCAATGTCCCTGTCGTAGGGACGGCATTGAAGATAGCTAGGACTGGACGCATGTTTGCCAGCACTTCTTATGCTAATCTGAACTCGCTGTACTATGTCATGTTTGGTGAGAGTAGCTCTGTCCTTAGTGCTTTTGTGCCTAGAGACCCGTCAGATCACTTGAAGTCCTTGACGTTGAGTGTTTTTGGCAAGTTTTCTGATATGATAAGCTTGGACGTCGAAGGTGGTGACTGGGAGAGGTACCAGACGATTTTTGATAGTTTTCTGGTCATCCAGCAGCAGGTTGAGAGCTTGGTGAGTGAGCTTGATTTCACCCCGGTCATTCCTGCACACAAGAAGCAAGAGCACCTATCTAGGGACAACCCGACGGCGTATCTGCCTTGGTCGCCTTTAGACCACAGTGACTCTGTTTTTGAGTGCATGAAGGCCTTTGGAGCTGGGAAGACGCCTTTGGTAACAGGCCCCTGCGGTTCGGGGAAGAGCACCGACTTTGTAGCCTGTTTGAAGACACAGTTCAAGACGG